GATGTCGGTGGCTGCGTCGTACAACGCGCTGATGAGCGATGACGGGTCGTTTGCCGTGACTGTCCACGTTGAACCGGATGCTGACGCGCCGCTGCCAATGGCGTCTGCTGCCACGTTGTCCGAGGCGAGCATGTATTGGCCAACAAGGTCGCGCAGGATAATTTCCATTGCACCAGGGCTGGTGAAGTCAATGTCCTGCACCGACAAAGTGACCTGACCAGCAAGCGTGGTCTTGGTGACAACGTTTGACGCAATGACTGGCGTAGTGGCCGACACAGGGTTCAGTTCTGGCGACTGTGCAGCAACCGACGGGTGAGTCGTCCACGTTGGGCGGATAAACGTCTTCTGGGTGCCGCCGTCCGGCATTGCTCGAGCGCCGACGGCTGCAACTACAGGGCGAATGTAGTTCAAATCGTCAAACACGGGGCCAAGAACCGGCACCGGCAAAAGGCCAGGCGTGTCGGTCGTGAGAGTGTCACCGGCTGCGGCCTGCAACGCTGTCTGACGAGACTTCGCAGCCTCGATAAACGCGTCGTTGACCTTGCGATAGGTGTCGCCACCAACGTGAAACGCTGCAAGATATTCGCCTGCGGTTGGCATGCCGAAGTTACGCTTCGGCTGTGCGGGAATTGGTGCGGTTGGTGTTGCCGCTTCGATTTCGACGGACTTTTCTGCTTCCACGACTGCTGTTTCCTTTGGGTTTGTAGTGGATGAAACTGCGTCGGGAATTGTTGCGGCCGAGGCCGCGACATCTGTGATAGTAGCACCGGCGAACGCTGGTATGGGGACTAATGACAATTCCATCCAGTCGGCTGCCGTGACGACCATGATGTCGCCATCCATGTCGTACTCGGTGGGGTTGACACCCACGGACACGCTATCAATCACGCCATCTTTGGCTAGCTCGAGCGCGTCGTCGCCTGCGGCGGTTTTGCTGACCTTGGCGGTAAACAACATGCCCTCGTCGGTGTCAACGCGGCCTGTGACAAGGCCGACGGGCTGGCTGGCGTCGTGGTACATGAACAACTTGGGGGCTTTGCCGTCAACGGGCAGGGCGCCAGGGCGAAACATCACCTGGGTGCCGTCCGAAACGGTGGCGGTTACGTTGTACGGCACCGCGATGCCGCTGATAGTGCGGCTTGGGGTGTCACCGGCTGCGTCAAGGGTGACCTGACTGCCCGAGAAGCTGATGATGCGCACCGGCGACGACAGGCGCACAACCTTGCTGGCGTACATTTCGTCATCGTTTTCTTCGACACTTTCTTCGATTTGATCAAGGTCGCCGCCTGGTTCGATGCCTTCTTCTTCGCTCATAGCAACCATTTGGTCAATGGCAGCCTGGCGCGTTAAGTGGCAGCCGTGCAGTTCGGTTTGGTCGTCGTATACGCTGACAACGGCGTAGCCTGCGCATTCCTGTGACTCTCGCGTGATGTAGTACGGCATTATGCAATGTTCTCCTGTGTATTTTCCTGCACCGTGATGTCCTCACGGGTCATGTTTGCGTCGTCGATTTCGCCCAAGTATTCGTCGGTGTTGAACTCAACGTAGGTGCCGTTCGGCAGAATGCTGTTAGCCGACAAGGTGCTGGTGATGCACTCGGCGTACGTTTTGGTGCCGTACAGCCACAAATCCACGCGGGACTCGCGGCTGTTCGTGTAAGCGTAACTGCCGGTCGGAACACCGAGCAGGTACGGCGGGATGTTGCATATTTGCGCCATTTGCAAAGCGCTAAATTGCGCCGATTCAATTAGCAGCATTTTGTCCGGCGTCGCCGTGGTTGGCTCATACGACAGAAATTCGTTCAGCGCCGCGGTTTGGTTAGTAACACGCGCAGCGTTGAAAGCGGCCGCAAGGTCGGCAAGCTCTTGCGCACTAAGCGGCTCGCCGCCGGTTTGCTTCAAAATGCCCGACGGGATAGCGGTGTTTGCGTTGCGATAGCGTGCGTCTTCAATTTTGAGCGCAGTGGCTATGGCTTGCTCGCTTGAGTAAATGACGCCTTGCACAGGGCTGATGAATTGCACCAACAGCGACGGGTCAATTTCGCCACCCTGGAAAAACACAGCATTAGACGGTGCGTACCACACCGGCCCTACCTGATCTTCGGTTGTAATTGAACCAGCGGGCAAACGTGTGTACGACGCAGGGTATCCGTCTTGGGTGCGACTAGTGATGTACCAAAACGCGCGACCGAAAAAGAACAGGTCGTCGAATGTCCAAGCCATGAGTGTCTCGTATGGAATGGACGGATCAGGTCTGCGCAACCATGATCGAGGCGCCAAATCCTCGTACACCATCTCGCGGTTTTGGTCATTCCAACGCTCGCGGTACATCTTTAATGGCATTGCGCTAATGACCGATGCGTGCAGGTCACGCGCTCGAGAAATAGCAGGCACTTGCATAGCGCGGTTACGCGCTTCACCTTCTTGGTAGCTGTAATACTGGCCAACCATGTTAAGGCCAGCGTTTTGCCCTGAATACCACGACATGTTGACACCGGCGGCCGCCGCTTTGGCTGGTGCGGCCACGGGGCTGATTTGTGCTTTGGTTTCTTTTCTGCCAAACAAGGCCATGACTGTCTCCGATTTTGTGGCGCCTGCCTGTAGTCCCGACAACGCCAGGCAGGCACCTACTTTGCCATGCTAGGTCAGTTCGCCACCACCATGACGGGGCGTTGACTAGAAACTGGTTTTGACACCAAGCTGATTGCCCACACGGCGCACCGCGCCAATTCAATCACGCCTGGCGATTTTTGTGACGACAGGACGAAACCTTGCGCGGTTTTGACACCGACAGCGCGGGTGACATGCTCGGCGAGCAAGCGGTGGCCGCTGTGGATGACGCGGCCTTCGGTGATCATGGAACGTACCAGTGAGGTGTAGCGCAACAGTTCGCCGTACCCGACCGTGGTAAAACGGCGGTTCAGGTTGGTTGGCAGGTGCAGCTCGAGCGTCGGTGTCACAGCCAAGGTCACGGTTTTGTCGGCCATGACCTGCTCAATGGCCGCCCACATAGCGTCTTCGGTGTCAACCACAAACGCGACGTCAACCATGACGCGGCCGTCAACGGTAGTGGCCCGTACCCCGACATAGCGCGCTTCGTCGATGCTGCTGTCCACAGCCAGTACCCCACCGGCACCCATCGGCAGTGTCGTCTTATGCTTCTCCCACTCGCCAGGTTCAAGCCATGCGCCTCGAGCAGTAATCCACTGGTTTAAGTGCGCTCGAGCAAACGACTCGTGCTTTTGGGCGGCTTTGAGCGCGGCTGTGGTGATTGTGTACCCGAGACTTGGGTTGGCGTAGCCCCAATAGTCGGGGCCGGACACGTCGGCGGGCATAGACCACTCGGCCAAATACAGGTCGGACACGGTGCCAGCCTCAATGTCAGCCAGCGCCTTTTCGCGCATGTTAATCATGGCTGTCGATGACGCGTCACCGGCGGTTGACCAGCAGGACAACAGCGGCGACGGTCGCGCAATCATCGACGGGCGCAACGCTTCGTCAAGAACGGCCGCCGGAATATTCCACAGCTCGTCAACGACGATGAGGTCAAACGACCCACCATGCAAGCGTGTGGTCGCGGCCCTGATTTGCCACGACGACGCACCGATCTGCACCTGTTTGCGGCCGATGGCTTGCAGCTGTTTGCCGTCGAAATACTCGACCAGTACGGGCGCCAGGGTGCTGAAGATGGCTTCAGCTCGATCTAACTGGTTAGCCGTCGACAACACGTTCACAGGCCGCCCAACCATCGCCGCATAGTCGGTTACAAACCAACCAATGAGCGCGCACAAGGCCACGCTTTTGCCGTTCTGTCGCGCCGTACTGACAAGGCTTTCACGAAACACGAATCGGTCGTCATCGTCAACTTGCAGCTGCCCACTAAGGGCATACACCTGCCACGGAAACAACTCGACACGCAAATACTTTGCCGACCAAGCAGCCACCAAATCCCCATAATGTTTTCCCCCCAACGATGCTGTAGCCAACCTGGGAAGCTCACGGCCGGTTGGGGCTAGTTCAGGCTGGTCGGTGCTGATCGAGGCCAGTTCAGGCTGGTTCGCAAGATATTGAGAAACAGGTGGGGTCGGGTCTCTTT